GAGAGCTCTGTGGCAATTGCCTGCACACCAGAAGCGTTTTTCCTGTCCTTGAAAAACTTAAAACCATCTTCTATGTCTTTAATTTGAGCGGCAAATTGCTTTTGATTTGCTACGCTCGTACGAGATAGCTGCCTCTGCCTTCTTTCGTATAAATCGACCGCAGCATTAAGTTTGCTTTGCTTTACGATACTTCTTTCTTGCTCTTTAATTTGTTGCTTCGATACAGAGACAACTCTCTCAAGCTCTTCTGCCTGCTGCCTAACAAAAGAAGCGGCGGCCTGAGAGCCTTGGAATTTTTTTTTCGTTTCAAGATCGCCTACTGTTTTATATAAATTATCAATTTTTTTCTGAATACGATTTAACGCAGCCTCACCTTGAACTACAAGATTAATAATTGCCTCGTAGCTAGCCACGTTGTTCGACCTAGACTTGCTGGCAGTCTACTCAGACACGAAAAAGCCGCCCTGAAGGCGGCTAGCGACGAGTCTCGCGCTTGATCTTTTCGATCTCCTTCTCTTGCCGCTTGCTCTTAATCGAAAAATAGGCGGCCCAAAGAGCAAGCTCTTCGTCTGTCACCCTGTCCTTAAGTTCAAACAGGGTGCAATGCAAGGCTTCTGCAAGAGAAAGCTGAAAGTAAAGTCTATTGTCGGACTCTAACTCTTGCTCAATCGCTTTTAGAATCGGGCTCAGCATCCTCCGAGCCGCGAGGGCGAAGGACGCAAAGAATCAGTTTCTGCAAATCTTCGTCTTCAATTTCCTGCCTTAGAACAGGTGCGTCGCCAGGCTTGAAAAGACGTTCGCCGTTCTCATCAATTGCTTTCCTGAGCAGGAGTTGCATCGCAAAGTCGTTTGCGCTATCCGACTTTGCATCTTTTTGCGCTTTTTCGCGTTCAGCCGCCGTAAGTGGGGTCGCATAAAATACAAACTCGCTACCATCAACAAGTTCTACAACTTGTTTAATCGGCTCAAAGTTTGCTGCTTTACGCAGGCGATCAATTGCCCTCATCGGAGCGGCTGAAGTAGGAGCAGGAGTGGCGGCCATAGAAAAACCGTGGTCAGAGTAAACAATAGAGCAAAATGGCTCTTAACGCAATCAGCGAGAGATCTCTTCAAAATCCATCGAAGCGACAACTTGATCATCTGCCCCATCGGAGGCGACAAGGAGAGTCAATTCATATGCAGTGGAGGTAAACGAGTCGCGCTCTAGTTGAAACTTAAATAATGCTTCCTTGAGAATGTCAACGCTTGCGCCACTTTGGTTTGTTGAGCTAAAAAATCCACTAGCAACAACTCTGCCATTTGCGTACGACGCTCCAGTAATGTTATATTCAACGGAGCTATTGGTTCCAGCGCTAACCCATGCTCCTCCCGTAGTGTCACCAGTTGCGCGCACTTGCCAGTTGAAATTACCAGTTGAAGTTGCAAGCAGTGAAATAGCAGTAAGAATAACAATTCCATCCAAACGAGTTGATTTCAATCGAATCGAAATTACTGGATAGAAGGTGCCAGCGGTTCCAAGCGTGCGAGGCGAGTTGATTGGAATAGAAACTGCTTGCTGCAATCCGCGCAGCTCGTATCCACCCTCAGAAATGACGCTTGAACAAATCTGTTTTAATGTGCTACTGCTTGCAGTTGCTGCAGTATTTTCAATTTCATATCGCAACGGGAGAGAGGCGGTTGTAATATAAGTAGATGTAATTAAATTTGCGTGATGAAATGAGTGACAAATTACAAATACTCCATTGATTACAAATCCAAGGCGAACTGTTCCAAGGCCAAGCCATTCAATGTCAGCCCACAGAATCTGAGCCTTTGAAATATCAAGCGTCAGCCCTGACTCGCCACTTCCATTAAGCTTGTCGCCATTCCAATTCGACTGACTAACTCTTGTTTCAACGACAGAGCCAGTCACAGAACTACGCTCAACAAACGAAAGCGTCGAGCCGTCAAGCTCCAGGTAAATTCCATTCGCCACCCCAAAATATCCAGCACGTTGCCGAAGTCCAGCTTTTGCCGCCCCCATCACGAACGTATTTAAAACAAGCAGTGACTTGCCAGGCTGATAACTAAAACACTTGGTCGTCTCTCTATAAACCTTCGACCCAGAAGATGTTGTTACAGAAAGATTAACAAGTCCTTCGTTCGCGGAAAAGGTTGCAGCTCCACTATTTGCAACGCTTGTATTCCAAAGTCCATTGTCGGTGTAGCGATGACTTGAATCAAACAGCGTTAGCGGATTTGAAACTCTGAGGCGCCCAAACGCATCTGTTGATGTCTCAGAGAAACTTGCGGCAACAGCAAGCCTTCCATCATTTGTGGCATCAATCTCTTTAGCTGCGCCCGTAGGCAGCGTTCCGTGGACAACGGCATCAGGCATGACGGTACTCAGAGAAAAGAAAAGCCCCGCCGAAGCGGGGCAGAAGCAAGGCAAGGGGATCAGGCGGTCGTTGTGAGATCGAAGGTGGGCTGATCCAGCGGACGGAAGTTGATGCTGATCTGCTGGCCGTCATCAGGGTTGACGGCGAGAGATGCAGAGGTCAGCGCAACTTCCATGTAGATCGAGCGGCTTGCAGTGTTATCAAGAACACCACCAGTGAACACTTGATCAACATAAAGACGCATACTTGCGCCAACTTGCTTGCGCAGCAGCACGTCTTGAATCATGCGGTTGGCGCTAGCTGCATCCTCATCTGTCATGTAGACAGTTGCGGAACCAGTCGCCTCACCAAAACCAGCAATGAAAGTACGGAAAGGAACAAACTGACCAGGCTGCTTGCCAATAGTTGTTACGTCAATTTCAGTACGAGAAACTTCAAGGCTCCAGTCACGTACTTCGGCAACTGCTGCATAGTCAGCGTAATAAACTTGAAACTTGTTCGGCGAGGCGAGAGTGCCGTCGTCGGAGAAGTTGAGAGACACACCACCCTGAGAGGTGGAGACCGTCATCGCACCAGTGGAGGCGTTGTAAGTCAGCACGTAGTAAGTGGTGCTGGTGCTGAGGCTGCCAGCGCTCAGAGCGGGCATGATGTTCGACGCATCCGGGGTCACGGTTGCCCCAGTGTTCGGGTTGTAGATGCGGAACTTGACAGGATCACCCGCTTTGAAGTTAAGAGCAGATGCGATGGTGATGGTATCGGTGCTGGTGTTGATTGCAGTTTCAATGAAACCATCAACAGTGCCCGCAGGCTTGTAGTAGAAAGCGCCGGAGATGCCGGACAGAACGGTTGCCATGACAAGAAGGGGGTAGTGGCTTGTGTGGGCACTGCCCAGCTAGATACAGGTTAGCGATTACTTCACGCTCGCCTGCCAGCCAGTTTCTATGCGCCCAATGAAGTGAGGAGAGTTATCTGGCGACTGAAAAGATGGCCCAACAATAGAACCAGTCCTTACATATGTTGTAGTAGCTGTTTTATTTGTAGAGTTCAACGTATCAAGTGTTTGTTTAGCAAGTTGCACGAGTTGTTGACAGCGTGCTGGCCCTGCACTCTTGGGGGCAAAGCAGCGAATGATCAATGCCCCTCTCGCATAATCAAGCGACCCTTCAAGCACTGATTCAGTCGTTACACCAAAAGTAACGTTGACGCGCACGTATTCATTCGGCGGATCAGGCGGAACTGCGGTGATATTGTCGAAATAAACTGGAACCGGTGGAACTTGCGTATTATAGATAGTAAGTAATGGGCCTTCAATTTTGGCGCGAATGGATTGATAGTTCATTATCGTGTACCTCCAAAACCAATAGTAACGCCACGACCAAGATCTCTATTTAATCCACCGCCCATTGCGTAAGTCGCCAACCAATCGCGCTCTGCAGTAATCATTGCATTTGGCTTGCTGCTATTTTCATAGCCCATACTGATGTCGTAACGAAAAGATGGCTCTTGTTCGCCATCAGAATCTTTTGGGCGAAAGCCAAATTCAACTGGATCTTTTAGTGGATCGGAATCATTTGGGTGAATAAAAATACTTTCTTCGCCATCAATTGCAATTGCGGCATGAGGGGCTGTATTAACAACTTCAAATTGCTTTGTACCTTTTTCAATTGCTTTTTCAAACCGAGACAACGGAAAGTTTCGTTTGTCGTAGCGATAGATTCGTCCCTTGCCTCTTGGGGAAACTGCGCTTTGACCTGGTGCAATCACATCCCAGGAAGCAGAGAATTCACCGCTCCATGCCGGGCCAACCTCAACAAGCCCATTTGTGATTTCAATTGCAGCATTTTGAACACCAGAAGCAACGGCTTTGTTGATGTCCTTCATCAATTTATTTGCAATCTCAAAATTTCGTCCACTTCTACGTCGCGGCTGTCTTGCCATATCAACTCAACCTCCCAACAACTGAGTGCATAATAGCGTTATCGCCACGATACGAAAACATTCCAACAATTTTTGCAGTGCGACTCACCCCATTCTGCAAATAGCGAATCGAATCAGTCGTTTGCGGAAAATAACCAGAAAGCGCACTGGCAGCGATAATAATTTTTACGTCAGTTTGCTGATACAAACCTTGCATCTCTTCGGGCTTTAACTCAGAGATGACAACCTTGACGGCGATCTCCGTCGCAGCACCCGAAACGGTTCCCGTTACTGGATTGTAGGTTGGACTTGCGTTGGCTTTGATGTATGTCGCGTCAATCCCAAACTGATTGATCAGCGGGGCGGGGATTGAAGAAAAAATGTCATCAACAAGTGACATGACTCATCACAGCGGATTGCTGGCCCAGCCACCAGTAGCAGGAAAGACCTGTCCACCAGCGAAACGAATGCGATTTGGGCGGAATGCGCCAGCACCGTAGTAAGGATCAATGCGCGCAGTGCTTGTACGACTCACATACGGCTGACTAAAGCTTGCGTCAATCATGTAGCGATACAAAATATCCATTGCAAACGGTGGAATGTAATCAACGCCCGTCTGCGGCATATCGCCTTGCTTGAACTTAACGCGCAGTGCGCCATCGCCAAGTTCAACTTCGTCGTATTGATTCGTGCTGCGCAGCGTTGCGCCCCCGTCATTTGCAGCAACTGCCGTATACCCGCCCCCGCTTCCAAGAAACGCCGCCATGTAAGCGACTGCAATTTCAAAATCAATTGGCAGTTCATCAGTTGCAAGCTGACGCCCATCAATTTTGATCAAACGCGGCCAAGACAAAGATTGCGCTGCATCGGCGACGTATCCCTTCCACTTCAAGGGATTGATCGTCATTGTTGCAGCAACAAGTGTCTGCTCTTTTTGCGTATTGTTCAGCGCCAACCAAGCTGTAATGCCAGCGCTCACGGGAAGCTCCCCGAGAAGCGTGGTGGCCCTCGCAACACTGATGAAGGAGTTGGCGTTAGCAGCTCCCAGGGTCGATACGAAGGCCATCGTGACGCCTCTCTAGGGCTCAGCCCTTGGTGGTGGTGGTCTTAGCCTTGGCGGCTACCGCAGCAGGCTTTGCGACGGGGGCGGGGCAAGCAGCAGGAGCTTCCTCGGCAGGGGCTTCGGCGACCTCAGTGGCCACCTCAGTCTCTGCATTCAGCTTGGCTTCTTCTTGCTCGCGTGCCAGACGAAAAGTAGTAATCGACATGATTGTTACTTGATAGTGAAAAGCCCCTCCGAAGAGGGGCTGTGACTACAGCGATCAGATGTAGCAGCGGAGCTGCGTGATCCGAATGTTGCGGTTGTCGGTGAACACCTTGCTCCAGTTGGTGCCAGTAGCAAGCTCAGCATTGCTGGGCGAGTTGCCAGCGGCGTTACCAACCCAGCTGATGCCGTTCGGGTGCACCAGATAGTGCGTACGGTTGATCAGATAGTCGATACCCTTCAGGGAATCGCGGTCGGTTTCAAGAGGAGATTTGGCGGGAGCAGTTGCAAAGGCAAATGCGCCAGGGCCGAAGAAGTAGGTGTGCAGCACGTCAGCGCCGCCAGTGCCAGCGCCAGCATCAACAGGCAGGGTGTCGTCAACGAACACCGGGCGACCCAGATAGGTGCCCAGCTCAAGGCGTTGAGCGGACAGGCGAGTGTCAAGCTGGGAAGTGCTGGAAGCGGGAACAATCAGGTCCAGCTTCATCAGGGCGTAGTAGACGCGGGAGTGCATCAGCACGCCGGTCAGCTCCTGGCCTGCATCACCCAGCTTGGCGATGGCGTCAACCATCACGCTCTGGGAGAGCTGAGTGCTGGTACCGCCAGCAGCGTGGGAGGAGGTCAGG